CAGCCACGTGCTTGGGAATGGAATGAATTGGCCGTTGTCTTTCAGCCAGTCTGTGGATTGGCGTGACTTCGCAAGGGACGCAAGCATCTGTGTCAGCGTCTCAGCATCTGGTCTGATCTTGTTGAAAGATTTCTGTGCCTCAGCCTTCGCCACCTTACGTGGGTAGGCAGACCAAAAAGAATCGAACCCTTCAACCATAGGTGTGGGTTTCTGGGTTCTTGGGTTCTTGGGTTTATGGGTTGCGTCCTGAGACGGTTCTGATTTCAGTTCTGATTTCAGAGTTTTCTTTTCTATCTTGGCTTTGTTCGCACGTCTGGCTGACTCTGCTTTGCCGTGGTACTTCTCAATCTCGTAGTCGCATCGGTCGTTCCTCCACCCATCATCCGACTGGATGAAGAACTCCTGCAACACACGGCCAACATCATCCGAATACTCACGCATCGCAATCAGTCGAGCGCAGTCTTCCGGCTGTTTGGGCAGTGGTTTTTCTTCTGTGTAGTACACGTCCATCAATCGACGGTACGCCAAGTCTTCGGTCAGGCTGAGATGCCTTGTCTTCGTCAGGTAGTCCCTGATATGAAATTGATAACTGAACATGGAGTCCTTTCCCGCCTTTCTTTTGAAACCCCGAAGGGGCAGGGAACACTGGTCGAAAGGAAAAAACTACCAGTGCTTTCAGTCCTCGGAGCGACCAAGAACCTACCCTGCGGACGAGAGTGTCGTACATTGCGAAACAAAATGCAAGCGGGGTAAACCATTACCCATTTGGTTTAGTTGGTCTTTACCTACAAATTCGTCAAATCACTGTATAATCTTCGGCAAATCATGTATACTTTGCCTACCTTAAAAGGTAAATGCTTTACACATTGTCAACGAAAGGAACCAAATGTCAGACGCAGTAAACAACAGCAGCTTCTTGAATGTGTGGAATGCCACATGCACAACCGACCCACGGCACGTCAAGGCATTCAGCCGAGGCGGTGGCTTCTCAGGTACGGCCATCAATCACACTTACCAAATCCGCAAGGCGACAGAACTTTGGGGGCCAATGGGCCACCTTTGGTCTGTCAAGATTGTCGAGCAAGGGCTGATGCAAGGTACGCCCATCATTGCCGAAGAGATCTCCGAGGAGTGGACGCTCGACAGCAAAGGTGAGCGTGTGCTAACAAAGCAAGAGATCCGTAAGGTTGCGGTTGCCAACGAAACCATCCACTTTGTCCGCATCCATCTGACCTACCCAATCTTCTTAGAGAACGGAGAGGGAGTGCCGATCCATATCGGAAGTGGGACGGTCGAACACTTCGGCCAAACCACTTTCGTCGGTAAGAACAAGAACGGCTACTTCACGGACGAAGAGGCTCCCAAGAAATCTTTAACAGATGCTATCGGCAAGGCTCTGTCAATGCTGGGATTCTCTGCGGACATCTACCTTGGCCTGTACGACGACAACAAGTACGTCAATGACCGCAAGGCAGAGGCGGCCAAGGCTGGCTCAGCTAAGCCAGAGATCAAGGCCAAGATGACTGCTGAACAGGTAGATGAATTGAAGCGCAGACTGTCTGAGTGCAAGAGCAAGGAGGCATTGCGTGGACAGTTTGCTCTGTTATCCGATGAGGAGAAGGCTGTGGCGGAGGAGTTCTGCAAGGCACTGGCGAAAGGTCTGGAGTGACATATCCAGATATAGACCCATCAGAGTGGGCGATGGCACGTGCCACTGTCGATGCCGCAATCATAAAGACTGTGTTGCCGATGACATACAGCCTGATCGATCAACTCATTGATCTGGATGGCAAGCCCATACCAAAGAAGCTCTTAGCTGACGCAAAGAAAATCTTGCCGAGCAATTACAAGAATTCATTCCAGTTCAAAGGAGAAGCATGAACCCGCACCAGCGAACAGAGCAATGGCACAAAGACAGAGAGGGGAAGCTGACAGCCTCCTCTTTCGGACAGGCCGCTGGCCTCGGCCCGGGTTCTCGCCAACAACTCTGGCGAAGAATCATGGGATTAGAAGAACCATTTGAAGGAAACCCTGCATCACATTGGGGAGAGGAGCATGAGGCTGAGGCAGTTGCTGAGTACAGCAAGAGGTGCGTTGAGGATGCGTCTTCTGTCAATCTGGTGGGATTTATACCCCATCCGGAGATGGCTTGGCTTGGCGGTTCACCCGATTTTTTTGTTGGGGATAAGGGGATGGGTGAAGTCAAGTGCCCGTATTCGCAGGTTGTCTACCCAGAAATCCCGCCCTATTACATGGCGCAAATGCAGGGGCTTATGGAAATCACGCAAAAAGACTACTGCGAATTCGTAGTCTGGACACCCGACGTTATGGCTGTCACAAGGATTGACAGATCGAAGGAGTATTGGGACTGGCTGCATCTGCGGCTGGCTGACTTTTGGTGTTGGGTGGTAGCCCAAGTCGAGCCACCAAGAGAAAAGAAATCCCAACCACCAAAGCTCGAATTAACCGCAACAACTCTTTATAAATTGAAGGATTAACAATGGCAAATCTATCAGGTGTTTTTCGTATTGGCCGTGACGCTGAAGTCAGGACAACTCCAAATGGCGAAGCAGTATGCAATCTGTCCTTGGCCTACAGCTACGGGCGCAAGGGCGAAGACGGCACTCGGCCAACGCAATGGATTGATGCGAGTCTATGGGGGAAGCGAGCCTCGTCCCTGTCTGAATACTTGGTGAAGGGACAGATGGTATACGCCGTTATCAACGATCCTCATACAGAAGAGTTCAAGAAAAAGGATGGCAGCACCAGCATCAAGGTGTCTGGATCTGTCGGGGAGATTGAGCTTCTCGGCGGGAATACACCACGCAAGCCGCCCGTCGTAGAAAAGAAAGAGCCAGAGCTGAAGCATGACTTTGGTGACTTGGGCGACGACATCCCTTTCTGACCATGCACCCAATTGTTGAGGTTATGAAAAAGAATGAGGAGTTATTCTGTGAAGAATTCACAGAGTGGCTCCCCAATAATCTCCACGTATGGGACGCATTCGTCGGAGAAGCAATGAAGGTTCGGAACAAAGGGTTTAAACACTACTCTGCCCGAACAATCATTCATGTGTTGAGACACCACTCAGTCGTACAAGAACAAGGTAGTGAGTGGAAGATCAACAACAACCACAGTCCGTACTTAGCACGACTGTTCGACCTCATGTTCCCAGCGTTTGCTGGGATGTGGGAATACAGAGAGACAAAGAAAGTGAGGAAGCAATGAGCGATCAAGATCCGTGGGTTCACCGGTCACAAGGTATGCGCTGCAAGACTTGTATTTGGTTTGTTCCCAAACAGATCGTCAAGCAAGGGACTGTCGGCGAACTCGACCCTGTTTATCACTTAGGTAGATGCCGTCGCCATGCCCCTACGATAGGGGGTTATCCGGTGGTCTTTGTAAACGATTGGTGCGGCGATCACCGAATAGACGAAAACAAAATTTAAGGAGAGAGCAATGAAACAACAGCGCATCTATATCGTAGGACACGGCCAGACTATCCGTTTGATTCGTGCATCACATCGTTCACAGGCACTGGGTCATGTTGCCCGATCAATCATCAACGTCAAGGTCGCAAGCCAAGACGAACTGGTTGACGCACTGAGCCGACAGATTGTTGTAGAGAACGCAACCGATGGCGAGCAAGGAGAGTTAGACGTATGAAAGAAATCATTGGTGCTGGTGAAATTGCCAAGATGCTTGGAGTCACGGCAGAAACAGCCAGACAATGGTGTGTGTCAGGGAAGATCCCCGCATTTCGGTTTGATGAGAACGGAAGATGGAAGTCTTACCGTGAGGACATAACGGAGTGGATTGACCGCCACCGGAATGTTCCTGTCAGCGGCGAAACTCCTTCGTCTTCTGAGCAATCTTCTTAGGCTGAGATACGAATTGCTTCCCTTGTTTGTTGCCCTGTGACTTGGCCTTGTTTGTTGCGGCCTTCTCACTGGGCGACAAGCTGTCCCACGCCTTTGCCGGTAGGTATCTCTTCTTGCCTTCCGATGGCTTGCCGTCAGATGTCTTCCAATCTTCCTTCGTCCACTTGGACAGAGACTTCTGTTCTCCTGTCTTGCC